TTACCTCCAACGGTACTAAAGATTTAAAGAGCGTTGTGCAAGACCTCGGAGAAAATCCATTTGTTCAGCTTCAGTTGCATTTTCACTAAAAGCACGTTCTCTAATTGACTTTTCTTGTTGTGCTTTTCGTTTAGCTGCAGGTTTAGCTTTTTTAACTGGTGCTCGTTTTACAGATGCAGTTTTGCGTTTTGCTTGACCTTTGGCAACACCTTGTTTTAGTCGCCGATAATCATCTACAAACTTTACAATAACTGGATCTGCAATTGTATCTAATATTTCAGGAGCAATTCCTTCTTCAATTGCAAACTCACGAATTGACATAGCTGTCTTTTCGTTAAAGTCTGGAATCATTTCAGGAATAACAGAATTAAAATATTCAACTTGTTCTTTCCAAGCTGCTTCTTGTTGCTCTTGAAGTTTAGACTCAACAGTATTTATAATACTTTCTCGTTGATTTCGTGCATCCCAATATTTCTTTTGGATTTGTTCACGTTTGTCTTTTAGTTCATTAACCTCATAAGTATCGCCTTCTTCACGAGCCTTTTCAATTTGAGATTCAATTTCATGATACTGTTTAGCAAACGTTTGTTCCTGCGAGTATAGAATTGCAGAAGATGCTTGTGCAGTCTTTTCAATATCACCTAGTTTAGTTTGATATTCTTCTTCCAATTCTTTTCTTGCTTCACCAATTTCACGACCCTTCTTTGATAGATGTTGTTCAGTAGAGTAACCTTTAATAAGGTCACCAAAGGAAACTTCTGTTTCTTCGCCATCAATTTTGACAACAACTTTTGCTTCCAAGTCGAGGTCGTCCGTAGAATAAACATCAACATCTTGGGTAGACTCATCATCCTCAGTTTCTGTTTCTTCTTCGTCTTCTTCAACTTCTTCTTCAACTTCTTCAGTATCGTTTTCCTCTGACGCTTCGGGTTCGTCTTCGTCAGATTCTTCCGTGTCTACTTCAGGGATTTGCTCATCGGGTAAAGATTCTTCATTGTTTAAAAAAGCTGTGCTTTGAAGAATGTTATCCAGCATTTCCGCTTCTGTTTGACCACCAGTAGCGGTAGAGTCATCCAATTGGGTAGAGTCTACTTGTGCTTCTGCCATCATTAAGCCTCCTTCTTATTCGGCTGCTTTTTAGAATTTATTTTATTTTCGTAGTGTTTTTGTAGGTTAAGCAGTTCTCCTAGCGTTCCAGCATTTATTTTTGTTTTGCCACCACTACGCATTGAATCATATTCTAGCGTATTAATCATTTCCTTAATATTATTTAGAATACGTTCGTAATCAATTTCCCTCATCGTTGTCCTCCGTTATATGTGGAATGTTTTTGCCGTACATTTCAAATGCCATAAGCTTTTCTTTTACACTACCAAGCCCCATTGCTGCTGCATAAAGAAACTCTCTTGTTTTAGTTTCATGGGGATCGGTCTTAAGCCATTCCACAAAGTAGTCTACAAGAACTTCGCCATACGCTTCATCAAAGAATTCATCCCGTTCTCTAACTGTAAATTCGCCTTTTACAAGCGCCTGTCTAGCTAGTTCTTCGGGATGAATTTTATGTTTACCGTAGGACTTTTCATTACCCAGCCTCTTCTCAGCTGCCTTTCGGTATTTGTCCATTTTTTATCCTTGTTGTAATATTTGTCTCGCTAATATAATGACCTGATCATAATCTGGATGCGGAGGTAACTCAGCACCTTCTTTAGTTGCTTTAACCGTAAGATCGGCCCACTCTTGGAAATGCCTATCAATAGACACCGCAAGTTGACGAGCATTATCGTCCATTGTATTCTTAGCTTGAGCATTGGTATAACCAACATTAGCTTCTGCAAGGGCAGCATCTGCTTCCATTTTGCGTTGTTCAACTTGTTGTTTAGCTTGTGCAGCCTGTGTTTGTTGTTGAATTGCTTGTTGTGCTCTTTGTTTGAATTCTTCAGTAGTGTAGTCCTCTAGAAAATCATTACTGTCTAAATTCATAGCCTCAATAAGTTTTGTTGCAAGAATTGCAGGAGCTTCTGGTTTGATAATCATACCAGCACCTTGTTGATTTAATGATGGAAGAATCTCTGAGCCAACTTTACTAAGTTTTTGTATTTGGTTAGCATTAGAGTTTTCACCAATATCAAGAAGAATTTCTACATCCATCTTAGAAGGTAGTTCTGATATATTAATAGAACCATATACACCATCTTGATAGTATGTTTGACGACCCTTCATATTTGATTTCATAGTTTCATATACGCCACAGATAAGCCGCTTGAATCCAGTTTCCGCAAATCTACGCGCGATATGCTGGATTCTTTTTTGTGCTGCTGATTGAACAGCACTTAGCTTTTGTTCAGAGTTACCTGAAACATAAAGCGTATCGTTTAGCCCTTGTGCGGCTTTTGACATACCTGTTGCTTGTTCTTTAATAGTCTGTCGATGTTCAAGCAACGGAACTGTACCCGTAGAGATAGTCTCTGGGGGCAATGCGGATACTGCTGCAGTTGGATTACCATTAGTAGGAATGACTTGTTTTGGCTTCATGTTTTGAAGCGCACTGAAATCAACTACATTAGGATCTGCCAACTTAGGCGAATAGTTAGTTAAATATGTATTTTCTACAAATCCACGGAGAATTGCTGTAGATGCTAAGGTAGAGCTACGAGTGAAGTCTGCCATAGACAAACCATAAAACTCATGTGGGATATCAATTGGTACAATAGACGCGAGGGGAATCATTTCACAGTCTTCTTCCCAAAGAATGTGATTTCCAGCAGTAATAAAATGTTTTAACTCTGCAATACCATCACCGTCTCTATCTACTCTTAGCCAGGACTCGGTTACTGTAACTTCGCTGTTTGCTTCCAGCGGGTACACTCCCTCTGAGTCCATTCCTTGCCAATAAGTTTGGCCTACTACTTCTTTTCTAGCAGCAATTTCTTGACTATATGGGCTATTGCCTAGCCAATTGCCTTCAACACCTAGCTCTGACCAAATTTGTTCATCTAAGTCATCTGCCCATTCAGGATAGTATTTACGCAAATCTGACTTAGTCATATCTTGTTGAATACCTACATACGCGGCATCTTCGATATCTCTTGCATCATTGCTAATCCTAAATGATTCTGGTGGAATACACTCTAGTTTAATTCTGCTATTATCAATCTTTTTTCTAAGACGAACATCTGTATATTGGATAAACTCAGATGTTTCATCGAGCGTTAGCTCGCCGACGATTTCATAACTTTCATCCGCAAGGATCTCGTCAAGCTTAGCTTCGTCAATCGTTTCATACTCTTCAATTACATAGTCGTATTCTTCTATATAATCCCAACGGACAACTGCGTTTTTCCAAAGTAATGCCGCCTTCATCCAAGTTTGAAGAAGTTCCCAACCACGATTCTTTTTAAATAGACAATAGTTGACAAGCATAGAAGCTTCTTTGGCTGCTTTAAATGCCCCTGGGCTGTCATCATAAGGAATAAACCTAGCAAGCCTATTGTTACTCAAAAATAAATCTGTTAAAACTGCAGTATAAGCTTCGATTACTTCTGTAGTACTGGTGTCTACAATTGTGCTTACACCTTGTGGTGCTAAGTGTGCATAAGGAACACCTGCAAACTCATATGTTGCTTTTAATCTTTCATGCGTGAGATCAGAGCTATTTAGCCAATCTCCAACGCTATTTGCAATACCTGCATCAATCAAGCTGACTAGTTGATCGTCAGTTACTGCTTCTTTATAACCTGCTTTAGCCATCAGATCTTACTCCTTCCGGTGTAGAGAGGCTTTGCAGCTTCCATTACTTTCGGATTATAGCCTTTACTTCCAGGCTGACTAAGAGGAACTTTTCGCTCTACCTTCTTAGTCTTTTTCTTTTCCGACTGTTGTATAAATCGTGACATTCACCGCTCCTGGGTTTACCATTTCACTTTATTTGCCCAATAAGCTGCACTCATTGGTCCCTTTTTAATATTAGCTGCATGACGGGCTTTCCAACCTTGTCTACGCTTACGATAGGACTCTGACTCACCTTTTTTCTTTGGGCTTCCACTTACACCTTGTGAGCCAAATCGAATTAGTTTTTCTTTACCACCACTGCGAGCAAGTACTGCATGAGATTTAGTAGGGTGGTTTGGAGTACGTTTAGGTTTGTTGTAACCACTAAACGTTTCATTTCCCTTTTTTATTGACATTATTTTTTCCCCAACTAGCTATTTGTTCTAGTGTTCTACCACATCCAATACAGTATTTTCCTGTTCCATTCAGAGTGCATATCCCTACACATGGACTATGGTTTGTTTTCATGACCCATCCATATGCCGAATACTCCGGTCATAACTCCCATTACTACACTGACAAAGGCTGATTGTGCGCCTGTTGGTTCTGGTAAAGCCATAAACCATTCAGCGCATCGCCAAGACATAATCGTAGAGACTAACATCATAAGCCTGGGTAGGATTTTCCATTTTAAGAAAGTCTCTACGCTCATAGTTATGCTACCTCTTTTTCTAACGCCTCTACCTCTTCTCTAAGAAGTTTTAGTCGCCGACGTTTTTGAATCTGTTCGCGTTCTTCTGGAGATACATGACGCTCGACATGCATACGACCGACACCATCATGATAGATATCGATCTTATCTCCTGCTTTATAATCTTCTTCAATAGTCCAAGTTTTTTTAAATAACAACATAGTTTTCTCCTATATTAAGCTTTTCTTGCTTTAGTTATCTTTTTCTTTGCAGCCTTTGTATTGGCTACAAATTGTTTTCCTTTTTTAATAGCATCACGTTTCTTTTTAGTAGTAGCAGCGTGTTCAGACGCTGTAAGACTTTTAACAGCCGAAGCTGGCATATAACGCTCGCCAGTAGCCAACGGACCCTGAATAGAAGGTTTACCACTTTTTGTTCTCCACTTTTGTTTAGTCCATTTGGTAAGGCTTTTTTGAGGTGCTCGCTTAGTCACGGTAGCCTCCTCCTTTAGCTTTATACTGTCTGGCTAGCATCTGTGCTTTTCTAGCACTCCATTGTCCAGGCTTACCGCCTTTGCCTCCAGCTTTGATAGACTCAAAGAGTTGTTTACGCATAGTTGGTTTTGTATAGTTACCAGCTTCGTTGACTCTGCTTTTCTTAAGTGGAATTTTCTTTTTCATTCGTATACCCTCGTTTTAGTAGCATCTATGTATACTGGTTTACAGTAAGCCAAAGCCCTATGTTCTTCTGGTACAAGATACTTATAATGAAAGTTACCATAGCGTACTACTACTCTAGAAGCAAAATAATTACACCTGTCGATACTTCTGAAGTACATATCTTGGGACACTGTAGCGTTCCCCAGTGTTACTATTAACAAGAACGCGTGTATCATCTTTGAACCTCACTACTGGACTTTTATATTCTTTAGGTCTCTTTTTAGGTCTTGGATAAACGCTTCTTATAATCATAGAATGGGCTTTCCCTACCACTAGCAGCCCTGACTAGTCGAGGACAACGGTAGAACTGGAGAAGACAAGCTCTTTCGAGACAGTCTCCGTAATCTTTTATTATACTTTCTTTTGATTCGTTTTCTTTGTCCTGGACGCCAATTACAATACCTTTTAAACTTAGTCAAGGCATCGTATTCATCTCCCGACTTCAGAGGAATCCTCATTGTAGAGTTAGCTTTTGAAGTTCTTCCTCTAGCTCTTCATCGGTCAGATCGGCTGCATCAATATTAGTTTGAGTTACGTCTTGACGAGACAACTTAGGTGCTTGATATTCTGCAAGAATAGAGGCTACCTTTACAATATTTTCAGTGTCCCCTTCTTCCATAGCTTGTACTAAGACATACTTGAGTGCTTCAAGTGCGTCTGGAGCTTCGTCACCTAGTTCTCGCATAGCTACAATAGTTTGTTTAGCAAGCTCTCTTTTTTCTTTATTTTTCCTTCTGACTTCAAGACCTCTTAGTCTGTACTCATTAGCCATCTCGGTAGAGGTAATACTTTTAAGGTTTTCAGAGCCTGGGTGATGCTTTTTCTCGGTTTCTATAGCCATTGTGTTCGATCCTCCCGTATTTCTCCTATCCTGTCTCTCCAAGATATGTTATCGTTTGTAAGTTTATGTTGATGAGTTCTATAGGCCTCTAGAGCAATTGCCAAGGCTATCACAGTATCATCATAGTTTCCTGGGAGTGCATTTGTACTTCCAGTTTCACTTGCCACATAGGTCTTTAACTCAGACAGAATAATGTCAGACTTTATATCGATGTCATAATCTTCAATAGCTCTTTTAAGATTTCCAATTATCATTGGTTTTGTAGACACAGTAGTTCTGAAGCCAGGTTTGCTACCCTCTTCATTAGAAAGATTAGCCGACTTAGTCTGATAGTATAGATTAACATAGTTCATCTGTTTTAGTCTATTTAGAGTGGCAATACCCAGACTGTTACTCTCTACTGCCAGTAAAGCATTATTAAAGTATCTTCCTAGATAGAATAGCATATCTCCAAATAAACTGGGATCTACGTGATTATCTCTGAATAAAGCACAGACTTCTCTGTTTGTGTTGAGTACAACTGCAGTGCTGTGGTCTTGACCTACGCCAAGTGCTACATCAGCACCTATTATAAACTTTTCTGAAAACGTGGGTGGTATCCAGATTTCTAGATGCCCCTCACGGTTATCCTCAAAGTAGCTACTTCCTTCATCGTATGATCTTGTATACTCTGGTGCCGCCACTTGGTATTCCGTAAGAACTTCTTGGTCAAAAACACTATTGCCAGAGACAAGAAAGGCCTCTTCAGGACTTGCAGGATACTCTTGCTTAAACTTGTTTTCACCACTCTCGGCTATTTTTAGCCTACGCCAATATAACTGATCGTTATCTAAGTTATACTTTTCTATTAGTTCTTCTTCTTCTAGAGTCAACTCAAATCCTTCGGGGGCTTCCCT